CCGCGCGTCCGCTCCATATTGTCGATCCACCACCGCTTTCCATAGACCGGAATAATCGGGATGCAGTCACCCGCAATGATCTGGCCTTTCTCAGGGCCAATGATCGCGGCACCAGACAGGACATATTTGCGAACCCGACGGCGCTTAACCATGCGAACCCGCAATTCACGCCAGCCCTCAATAGCCAGTTGCTCAAGGTCGCCATCGGTCAGATCGGAGGCCCATTCCCGGCGCTCCTCTTGGGTGGTGCGGTTCTGCAAGACGTGCAGCTTTTCGGCCTTAACCTCGACGGTGTAATACTCGGCAACCCGCACAACATCGGGCGTGAACCAATCATAATTGGTCTTGAACAGCCCCTGCGGCCAGTCGCTATCATGGTCCAAGCCGTACTCGCGCTCAAACTCCGCCTTGGCCATTGAAGTAATGACAATGCACCACCGGGCATCCGACTTGTCGTAAAGGCGCGCGTTCGGGTCCCAGAACACCGATTGATCTGCATCCACAATGGATTCAAACGCAATCCGCTGGTGGTCAGTGTCAGGGTCAAATTCGTCTGCATAGACATTGGTCAGACGCCAAGCGCCGATACCGCCCTGGACGGCCTCTTCAAAAGCGTTGTCGGTTGCCTGCTGGCCTTTGGAGACATAGAAGTCGGCGCGAAACATGCCGTCTAGGGTGTCGGCGGTTTTCTCATCGGTGCCCTTACCGACGCCACGAAAATCCACAATCATCCGATTAGCGCGATAGTCGGCAATGATCTTTTCAACGCCCTGGGCGGTCTTGTTGACCTCGACCATGATTGAGTTAGCGAACTGATCCCCCCAAAGGCCTTCCCACTGCGCCCCGGCTATGGAGACAAAGCGGCGGTCCTCAAGGTTAAGCGCCCGCTCCTCGGCACAGGCCGCAACCACGCTTTCGAAATCCGCTATGGCGCGGGCGTGAATATCCTCAGACCCTTCGGTCTTTTCGGCCTCATCAATGTCAGGTTCTGATATGCCGGTCATGTCGCCCCGCTCGGTAGGGTTCCGGCATGGGGCGGTAATCGTAGCAGGTCAAAGTCAGCAACAGGGCGGCGGCAATCGCTTAGCGCCGATTAAACGCGGTCGAAATCTTTGGAATTGCCGACGACACTGGGGCCTCTTTGCGGGGGCTGACAATCGCGGGGAACAACTCAGCCAGGGCCCAGATCAATGCATCTGCCCGGTTAGGCGATCCGCCGCCAAGATAACCGTTGGTATTGAAACTGGTTAGTTCCCCTTCAAGCTCTAGGAACTGCCCAACATGGCGCACCTTACCTTGCTCGTAGAGGGCGCTGAAAGGCTCGGCGCGTACAGCCTTGCCCCGTGTCGCTGTAACCTGCTTAAAGGGCGTCCTGGGCCTTGCGGTCTGGATGGTCGCATTGACCATGGCCCCGCCATAATTGACCTCGCCCACCACAATATCAGCCTGGTGCCGATCAAAGGCATCTGTGGCGACACGGCCCCAAACCGCAGGCCCCGCCTTCACAGTGCAGTCCTCCTGGACATAGACCACCCCGTCAACGCCAAGGCCAGCCACCACGATCCCGATAGCGTCATTATCGGCATTGTCCACGTCGCCGGAACCAGAGGGGTCAACAGCCACCACAACGCGGATAAACTCAGGTACGATCCCGTCAGACACTCGCCATTTCTCAATGACCTCATCAGTGAACAGAGCGCCGGGCGTGGCGTCCCCGAACTCGCCATCTAAGAACCGCTTACGCAGCCGGGCGGATAGGCCCTTAAGGGTGTCGATATAATCATCTGACACGTTAGCGGCATTATCGGCGGGATTGATCTTGAAATAGGCATAGTTTTCGGGATTGGCTAACGGCAAGCCGGTTTCAACATCAACCTTTTTGACAAAAACCTTATAGGACCAATGCCCCTTAGACGGCGGGTTTTCGTCGTAATATATCCTAGGCCTGAGAGGCGCGGCCTCCATACCCCTAACGGACTGCATGACGCTTTGCGCTAGCCGGGTAATGGCCACCTGAACACTTGCCCAAGGTATTTGGCTGCACTCGTTGAAATAGATGGTGACAAATTCCATGCCAAGGATTTTTTCCGTTCGCTCGGCATCGTCCAGCCCGGCAAACCAGACCTGTGATCCATTCGGTAGGGTCATATACCAGTCGGTCTTATTCATCGTCCATGTGACGCCCGCAAACGCAATCCGCATGACCTTGGGCAGGGTGTCAGAGATAATCGAAGCCTTGATAGCATTGAAGCGATATCGAAAGATCACATGGCGGCTGTCAGGCGCTTTCAAGGCCCGCAAAACCACATTGCGAACCAAAAGGAATGTCTTGCCAGACCGCGACCCACCAAGCAGCATCAAATGCTTTGCGGGCCCGGCCAATACGATCTGAGCCTGCGCCTGCTTATCTGTCAGCCTAAAGCTCAAAGCTGACTATCTTCTGCCTGGATCACAACGGTGACTCCAAGCCCAACATCGCCCTTGATCTCGGTCGGCAGGAGCTTGGCCCAGAGTTTGTAGAAGTCGGTCGGCTCTGTACGGCCCCACCTAACAAGGGCAGCGACTCCCCCCAGCTCGTCAAAGGCCTCAATCAGCGCGGCCTTAATGGCTTTGGTTGATTTGTTAGGGACGCCTTTTTTACGGCCCATGCCAGCACTTGGCGGACGCCTAACAGTTTTCACTAGTTTGTTGTCTGGGATAACGGTCATTTTACTGGTCTACCTCTGTTTTCGTAATGCGTCCAATCTGGTTTTGGCTGGCCTTGATTGCCCTGGCAACCTCCATGCCGGTCTCCGTCAATCGCCACGTCAAGGGCTTGCGGCCATCATCTGTGACCAGTCCATCGGCGCGAAGCTTATTGAGGGTTACGCGCGCGGACATGGCGGTTGTATTGACGGCGGTTGCAAGGATGACCGAGGAGTCTGGCCTCTTAAGGAGCGCGATCAATAGGCGCTTGCTCAGGGTGTTGCGCCGGGCATGGGGCGATTTATGGTCAGGGTCTTGTCTGCGCCGTGGAACCGGCTCGCTGTTCGTTGTAGCGGCCTTAGGTTTGCCCTTAGGCTTGGGCTTGGGCTTGGTCATCCGATCTGGTGCGCGCTCATGTGTTTGCTTATAGGCCTGATCAAACTGTGAGCGGGCGGAATCAACCGATACGCCCATCTGCATAGAAACCTGTTGCCATTGCACCCGACCGTCTCTGGTACAGCGAGCTATTATGTCGGCGCTCATGGTTTCTACCCTAGCTCTACCGTGGTGATTTCGCCGCCGCACTTAACGGTAAGTTGAATCGCCGCCTCGACCGCCCCCCTTGCTGTCGCGCCAGCGACCATCGCGCCCATGGCGAAATTATCGCCGCAACCAGATGCGGTGAAGCCAAAAGTCGTATACTCAAAACACTCCTTCCACTTACCCTTGTCCAATGAACGAACGATTTTATCTGGAAAAACAAGGATAGCGGCAACATCTTCTAGTCGCGGCGCGTTTTCCAAATCGTTCGGACTATTTGCTGTCAAAAACCAATCCATAAGCTCCTGGCAATCATAGCTTGGTCCACTTGCGCCTAAAAGATAGCCAAATTTGTTTTTTACTACTTTTTCCATAGCGCCCAATCGATGACCTTGCGCGGTGCTGATCAGAGTATCCCCCGCCATCATCCCGTCCCTGTATGCGATAATCGTCATGCCGCCATCTCCTTAGCTTCGAGTAGATCCAGAGCCTCACTGACGCGTCGCACAAAGGCCCTGCGCACCCACCCCCAATGCCGCTCACCGCCGATTAGGGCCAGAAGTTCTCCCGGCTTAGGCGCAAAGGCCGTGTCACGCCGCAGCCACGCCGCGCAGGCATGTTGGACGGCATCTAGGGGGACGTCGCCAAACACCGACAGCCAGGCGCTCCAAACGTTCGCGGCTTCGAACTCGGTCTGCTTGGCCTGGCCATATGGGCCAAACAGCTTTTCAAGTTCGAAGATCAAGGCCTCCGGCGCAGCCGGTTGCGCAAGCCGCTTGGCCAGATCAAGATATGACCGCAAGGCGGGGATATCCGCCGCCGTCATCGTCTCCACCGCTTTGCGAGGAACGGAGCCGATCAAGCGCGAGTGCAGCGCCTGCTCTTCGAGTCTCGCCAATGGTTGGGGTTGCCGCTCGACTACCGTTAGGGCCGTCATATCCGCCTCCAATGATGTTTGATTGATTTACGCCGGGCATGTCCGCGCTTAGGCGGATGTCCCGCAGCTTGATCGCGTCATCCCGAATCCACGACCAAGACCGGATCGGCTTGCGGGTTCGCTCTGACCGGGTTCGGACCATGCCGATTGCGGCGATGACCTCCGACCACAGGCACGGCTCCCCGCTCTGGGGTTCGACCAAGGCCCGCAGGTCCGCCGCGTGTTTGACCCCGGTTGAGGTCTGGTCCAACTGGTCGCCTGCCGCCGCCGTCGCCTCTGCGAGCATCCTAGCCCAATCGTTCGGATCGCCGGGCGCGCGCGCGTTTATGGTGGTGATAGGTTCTATTAATGGTTCTAATAACGGTTCATTATGCGTCGCAACTGTTGCGACTGGATTTGGAAAGAGTTGCGACTGGTTATCGCAAGAATTGCGACTGGATTCCGCAGATATTGCGACCTGATCTTGGCCCATTTTGAGCGTAAACATGTCGCTTGTCCGCGTACCGTCAGACCGCTTCCGGCTCTCCCGAACAATGATCCCGGCCTCGGTCAACTGCTTAAGGGCATTCCAAACGGTTCGGCTGCTTAGCTCGGTTTCCTCGGCAATTGTGTCCTGTTTTGGCCAGCACTGAGCATCCTTATTGGCGTAATTAGCCAACGAAAGCAGGACTAGCTTTTCACTTGGGGAAATGCCGCGAACAGCAAAGGCCCAACTCATAGCCTGAACGCTCACAGCCCGACCCTCCGCTTGTGGGCCTTTAATGCCCAAAGGACCGTCGTGTGATCGCGGTTAAACGCCCTGCCTATCTGGGGAAGGCTCCAGCGCCGGGTTCGCCAACATTCATGCATCGCGTCTTGCCGAACGTGCGCGACCCGCATAGACCGGTCTCGCCCGATCATGTCCTCGTAATCAAACCCGTATTCTTCCGCCACGCGCTCAATAATGTCGCGCATGGTCTCGCGTGAAAAGAAGCCAATCCTTGCAGACGGCGGCGACCATAAGCCGTGGTGCTGAAAGTGCGAAAGCGCCGTCATGGTGCTGTCCCGGTTCCGTCTTGAAACGGCAGATAGAAAAACCCGCCCTTGGCCGGGTCAGCCGCCGTCATAAGTTTGCACCTAGACTTAACGCCAAGCGGCTCAAGCCATTCGGCCAAGATCAGGCTATAGGCCTCCACAGAGTGAGCCACGGCGCTTAGGCCATTGCTCTGCTTGACATCGCGCAGCCAGACCTCTTGATTGTCCGAAACGCGCCCGGCTCGTGTCTTGGCAATCTTGTCTTTCGAGGCCTTCAACTCAATTGCAGCAAAGCGGCCATCAGGCAAGCAGAACACCAGATCGCCAACGCCCGCAATGACGCCAAGCTTTTTCAGCCGGGCCATCTCGCCATCGGTGCGATTGCCCTTTTCGTTCGGGACGTGAAAAAAGATCAGGCCTGGATAGGCCAAAAGGGTGTATTTGATGCAGGCCTCTTGCACCGCATCTTCCGGGCGACCGCGCTTCTTCCTAATGCCGGGGCGCTTGGGGAATGGGGTCATGCCACTCACGGCGCAATCCTATTCCCGATGTCCATGAGGCCGCGCGCAACCCAGTCACACACGCGGCTCATACCCCGCAGCATCGCGCCCAGCGCGCTTAGACAGGCTATCGGGACCATGAGCACTAAGGCGGCGAGCCAGAGCACGGAATCTAAGAGCCGTATGGGCCCGCTCGTTTGCCTCATTTTCAATTTCTCCCGCTTGTTGGTTGATAAAGTCGCCAAGGCTGGTCCTAAACATCACGGTCAGAAGCATCAGCCCAAACCCGAAGCCGCCTCGTTTGTGGCGAAGGATCATGTTAAGCGTTGATAGGGTTGTCTCGGCATCGACGACACCGCGCGCCCGGCCCTCGGTGAGGTCCCATTCGGTTTGCGCCATTTTCTGGGCATTGGTTGGCCAGCGGTTTCGGACATAGCGGGCCAGCGCGTTTTGAATGCCAAACTCAAATGAGGAATCTTCCCCAAGTTTTGAGAGGTTTTTCACTTTAATCTCCATCATGATTGAAACAGATGGAGCGCGGCGCTGTAGCCCCGGCCATTGGAGACAAGAGCATCATGCAATCGGCAAGCTGGCAGTTTATTGAGATCATCCGACACGCCAGTGTTGCTGGGGCCTGCCGCATCGTGGCTAGACGAGAGCCGGATGCAGCATCGGGACTGTTGAAAAGTGCGAACTTCCACTCCAGCGCGGCGGCAACCAAGCTGGGGGCCTTGATGGCGGGTCCGGGGAAAGATTCCCGGCCCGTTCAAAGCAGGTGATCTGTTTGCGGCCCGCAGGATCATTTAACGCCTTCCTGGACCGGGCCGACTTCTGGAAAGAAATCAGCCGGGGTCACAAGGACGCCCATCTCTGGCGCAACGCGCAAAATGCGCCGCATCTGACCATGGGTCAGGCAATTTGTGGACCGCTTTTCGGAAATCGTATTTTGCTTAACGCCAGCCGCAATCGCCAACCGCGTTTGGGTTCCGAACCGCTTACTAAGGTGGTCAATTACATTTGCATCGGTCATATGCCGATATTATCGGCTACAACGATATTTGCAAGCCCCATTTTATCGGAAGCGTACCGATTTTATATCGGCATAGTCTGAGCCATGATGATTGGTGAAAAGATAAAGGCTGCGCGTAAAGACCGAGGCATGACCCAGGGCGAATTAGGCGCTGCAATTGGGGTCGGTCAGTCGGTTATTTCTGAAATGGAAGCGGGTAAGTTAAACAACTGGCCGCTGCATGCCTCAAAGATTATGCGGATTCTAAACAAGCCTCGGTCATATTTTGACCCTGATGATGCATTTGTTCCTACGCTCGATATGCGCTCAGAAAACAGCGATTCAGACTATTTGCCCGTTTCAGTCCTGCCGACCTTTGCGGGCATGGGCGGCGGTGGCACGGGCGAAGGCGATCAGAGGTTTGCAATGTTGCCACGCCAGCTCATTGTGGATGAGCTTCGCGCCAAGCCCGGAGACTTGGTAATGATCGACGTGCGCGGCAACAGTATGGAGCCGCTGTTTTTTCATGGCGACCAAATCCTGGTAGACAAACGCGACCGCAACCCGGTGCAGCCTGGGCCTTTCGCGCTTTGGGATGGTGATGGCTATGTCATCAAGAATGTTGAGCGGCAGCGGGGTAGTTACCGAATTTTTTCGTCGAATTCTCTCTATTCGGATCTCATTGTAGAGCCTGATACCATTGAAATCATGGGCCGTCCGGTGTGGTATGCGCGGAGGCTATAGCCTAACAGCCGCTTAGAACAATGGCCCGCGTCTGGGCTTTGATGGCGTACTAGGCGAAAGATAAGCAGGCAGTGCACCACCAAGCGGCGGCGGGACCGTGACCTCAACCCGGTATGGCATGACCGGCGCTGGCCCATAATCTGCGCCTGAGTTTTGAATACTCATTGCCGTCGAGTCATAAGCCGATTGCGGCGGGTAAACCTCAATGGTCAAAGGCACCGCCAATCCGGGGGAGTTGCTAGGCAGGCCGTTGTTGGTATTGATGCCGCCGCCGCCCGACACGACCCGGCCCTGCAAGACTTGCTGGCCCTGAACGGTAACAAAGCGCCCTGGCACCCAAAAGCCGTTTGCGTCCTCATGCTCCGGCACATAGACCTGAACCTGTGCGGTCGCGGTGCTGCTCGCTACTGCCAGCAAACATGCGGCCACCCCAAAAAACAACCTCATGTTTCTCTCCTGCCACTCACATCCATTGGATGGATCTTATTGAAGAAAGTTTTACGCGCATAGATTCTAATTGCTCAAACCAAATAATAAACCCGATAATTTTTTTGCCATATTATCGGTTTTTTCGATTGACAATATCGGTAGGGGCGATATTGTCTCCCCATAGCAATCGCTTTGGGGAACCAAAATGCCAAAAATCAATAAAGAGCGCGACCACCCGCTAGACATAGCGCTTGGCCAAGCCGTCCGCCTGCGCCGCCGAGAATTAGGCCTGTGGGGCGACGTGTCCGGCCTGACGGGCAACGTATCCGGCCTGACGGGCGATTTAGACGAAATCCCCGCGTCGGCCCGGCCCTGTAATGTTGAAGACTGGGTTGAGGCCGCAGCATGAGCGCGCCAATCAACGACCAC